GGGGAATTCGCTAATTCCATGCGAAGGGGGAGTCAACTCCATGTCAACCGTTCTAGCACGAGGTCCGGTCCTTACCTGGACCGAAAACCGCGTTTCTGGTCCTCCAACCACCTGGAGTTATCCTCTATGGTGGTATGAGACCAAGAGCGGCACGAACCAGCCTAACTGGCAGCAAATTATTGCCAGCGGCGGGGACGCGACTTCTAATTACACCGTTGATCGAGCAGTTGTTGCTCGAGCGGTGCCTTTAAGCATGGGATACCGCCTTATGGCCAAAGAACCGCCGGTTTGGTGGAATGGTAAGTACTGTTCCATCCACGGGTTTCCAATAGGGAATTATCTTCCCATGCCCGCTACCGGAGTATCTACGGCTAACGCGGTTGCCAGAGCCACTGCCTTCCATAACAACAAACTTATAGAGCTCATGGCCCCTTTTAAGGGCATGACTTTCGTGGGTGAGTTGCGGAGTACTCTCCGCATGGTTAAGGGACGTCTATCCTCGCTTCACGGCGGCGTCAGGAAGTATCAAGACGACGTTAGGAGGCGGGTTAGGCGCTCAGGCAGACCGGATCGTGTCATCCTCAACGACATTTCCGGGCTCTATCTCGAGGCCACGTACGGTTGGACTCCTTTGTTCAAAGAACTGGAGTCATTAGTTGGAAGTCTAAAAACAATGGACTCCAAATTTAAAACCATACGTGGGTTTGGAGAGGACAAGGCCGTTGTTGCTCCTACCAGCTATAATTTAAGCTGGGGGAACGACCTCTTGGGATCCTTTCGCAGGACTTATCAGGCGTATACAGTAACGTCTGCCCTGCACGTATCCCATGTCAATCTTGACCTTATCTGTCCTCCTGAGGTTTATCATACCTCCTGGTCGACTTACGGGTTTAGGTTGAGTGAGTTTATCCCAACACTTTGGGAACTCACGCCTTACTCCTTCCTCCTTGACTACTTCCAGAACGGTATGGACGTGGTCAACGGACTTTTCCTCGAGACGAAGGCTGCAAGGTATTCATTCTTGAACACCAAGGTGAAAGCGGCAAAAAGATGGCGTTTTACGCCCTTGCCGTATACCACGAGTAACTATTACAGTTACCCGTCGCCTTCAGGCTCCTCAAGCGGTGGGCTTGAACTTATTGGTGAGCGTTTTACGCGCACCAAGAACCCATCCACCGTACCACCGTTCACGTACGGCCTTCCGAGATTCGGCTCTAAGCCGTGGCTCAACATGGCCGCACTTCTCGCCAACAATACGACAAAATAAGGAATCCTTTCCTATGCCGTTCTCGTTGACATCGCCCGTTACGGGCACTGCGCAGACTGGTCTTACCAGTCCTACGTATACGTTAACTGTCGATGGTTCGCCACCGGCAGTAACGATGAAGCAATGGGCTGTCACTGCTCTGGGTGGAACCCAGACTGGTGTTATTGCCCATTCTATTGCTTCTCCTTTCACGATTGCGGCTAACCGCCCCCAGTCTTACAAAGTACTGGGAATCGTGAATCCGACTACCGGCCAATTACGGCAGGTTCCTCGGAATGAGTTTTCAGTGATCACTCGCAAAGGGGTAACCCCCCTCGCGGGGCAGGCGAGTGTCGTTGCCATGGTGAAAACCGTGGTTTCGGTACCTGCCGGCAGTGATCTTGCTGATCCGGTTTCCGTGCGTGCTTTAATTTCGGCACACATCGGGGCCCTTAGTCAGCAATCTGCTGGACTCGGAGACACTTGTGTTTCTGGAATCCTGTAAAGCCACTGAGACTTATACAAGGACACTTCGATGGATAATCATCCTCTTAGTTATGTTCTTTATCACCGTCTTCTCGATGACCTATCTGGGCAAGTACGTCCTGGAATCCTTCCTGCAGAAATCGGTTCTACCGACTCTATGCTTGGAGGACCCTTGGAAACTCCCAGAGATGCCACCGAGTTCGCCGCGCAAGCGCTAGCTAAGGCGTTCTTGAAGAAATTCGAGGACGAGATTGTTGAAGGTGTGCCTGAAAAGGTTGCCCTCGACAAGTTCATTTCAGCAAACCAAAAGTGCGCTGAGTGGACGAAGCCGAGGTTCACTACATGTGGACCTCCAATTCCGGGTATTCCGGATGATGCGCTGCTTTACGGCGAATTCCGCCAAACTGTCGATGACGTGTTTGGCAGAGCTCGGGATGTGGGCCAACGTTGGGTTGAAAATCCCAATGTTTCGTGGTTAAGCTGGATGCCCGTATTCGACCGTCACTTAGTGATGGACTGGACGCGGATCAGCCACTACGCGATTAATGGCCCTGGAACGGCTATAGGGGCAAGCGATTGTAGCTTCTTGGACAAGTTTGACCAGTCCACTATAACCGCAAGCCGGCAGTTCTTGATAGAACTGTTTCAATCGAGGGTACTTCGCAATCCTACCTGGGAATCAGCCGAGAAAATTCGGCATGACCGCTTCGGGTACGAAGTACATGGGACGAACAAACTGACGTTTGTTCCCAAGACCATAAGCGAGGCGCGCTGCATTTGCATCGAGCCAGCTCTGAACATATTCTTCCAGAAAGGTTGTGAATACCTCCTGTTGGATGTGTTGAAGCAAGCTTTTAACATTGACCTTGCCAATCAGCAAGGTTTTAATGCTGAGCTTGCGCGTCTTGGATCGATTACTGGCGATTTCGCCACTGTCGATCTATCTTCAGCGAGTGATACAATCTCTCGCGAGATGTGCAAAGACGTGCTTCCAAAGTACGTCTTTCGTCACTTGGACGTTCTGCGTTCCCCATCCTGCAAATTGCCGGACGGTAGCGTAGTAGAGCTGAAAATGATGTCTTCCATGGGTAATGCAACTACATTTCCATTGCAGACTCTACTCTTCGCGTGTGCAGTTTCGACTGTTTACCGTCTTGCTGGGATCCCTTTGCTTAACGGTCGCGACATAGATCTTTCATGGTCGCGCGTGGCTGAAGAGCTCTGCTTGCGCAGTGAGACACAGCGCAATTTCGCTGTGAATGGTGATGACATCATCGTTCATACCGAAGTGATTCCAGCCCTCTATCGCTTATTGGCGGTATTAGGCTTTTCGGTGAACAAAGATAAGTCCTTTCATGAAGGACCGTTTCGCGAGTCCTGCGGTAGCGATTGGTATCGCGGCCAAGGAGTTCGTGGAGTCTATTGCAAAACTCTACGATCACAACAGGACTGCTATTCCCTAATAAACCGCCTCGTGAGGTGGTCCACCGAGCATGAGCTCGTGCTGCGAAGCACATGTGAGTTTCTTGCTCGCCGTACGAGGGTCATTCTTGTACCCCCGGACGAAAGTGATGATTCGGGCATTCATGCCCCGCTAGTAGCCGTTGAGGAGAAGAGAGCCCACAAGGCTTTCCGACCCAAGGATTGTTTACCCTTTCAAAGGGTGCATCCTTACGACTTTTGGCGTTTCATCCCTAATGGACTTCCTTTCCGAGAACTGGAGGAGCGCTATACCAGTGATGGCATTATGCTCTCCATCAGTAAAGGGGAATGCACTAGTGGCAAACTCTGTCGCAGAAGCGACAAGGGTTACTACCAGTTGGTCAGAGGTGCGACCCCTAGGTGGGATCGCGCCAGGGTGAAGGGTGGAGGCTTTACCTCCATCGAGGGCGCCTGGATAGGCGCTTTTAGGCTGAACTTAGGCAAGGCATTGGGCCTAACGTAAGCTGAACCCCCCTGCACAGGATGTGCTCCCGCCACG